AACAACACAGTCCATATAATCAACAAAAACAATATCTGGTTTAGTACCATTAGAAGTTAACTTTCTAAGATATTGTTTGATATGATTGATTGTAGTACCATCACTTGGCATTTTCTTCAAAATAAGATTACCTTCTTTCTCTTTGAATTGAGGTAATAATTCTTTGACTTCTTCTCTTCTTTCAGTTAACTCATTTAAAGGTATTTCAGTCCAACAAGTCATATGTTTTCTCTGAATTACTTTTGGGTTATCTTCAAAAAAGATTTGTACTACATTGTAACCTAAGTTATATGCAGTGTTTGCCATTCTGGTAATTAGTGTCGTTTTACCAACACCAAACGGTGCTAATATAACCCCTAATTCACCTTTAGATAAACCACCATCCATTAGATTATCTATCCCAACTAATCCTGTTGGTACTGGGTTTCTGAAATCATCACTAAGTACTTCGTCAATAGCATGAAATACATCAATACCATTGTCTTTTTCACCACCTACTGATAAAGCTTCTTTTAGAATATCTTCACATTCATCATATCTATCAAAATCACCCGCATCTAAAATATTTTGTATTTTATTAGTTGCTTTTTTAAGTTCTTGTTGTTTACAAAACTTAGTGGCGACTTCTTGTGTGTGTAGACAATCTTTACTGTCAGAATTTTTAACTTCTTTAACCATTTCAATTGCAGAGTCTCTAGCAATATCTCTTTTAATCTCAACTCTTATTAATTCAAATATGGTTTCATAAGTAGGTATAGTTTCATAACTTTCATAGTAGTTTTTCAAACTAGCCACAATTAATCTTAGATACTCATTATCGAAATACTTTGGATCGATAATGTCCATAATTTCTTCAGAAAATTTTGTATCTTCAACTAATTGTTTGACTAATTTTATCTGAAAACTCCACCCTAAATAACCTAAATTTTTTTCTTTTTCTTTAGTCATTCCTTTTATCATTTTGATATATTAATAAATATATGCTAAAGAGCATAACCACAGTATTCTTTTGTATATTTTTTCAAAGTCAAGCCGTTTTGTATTCTAGCAATGATTTCAGGAATAATTGATCTAATATCTACGTCATATCTTACCTTTGGAGGGTAGTCATTACCACTAAAAATCTTCTGTGCAACTACTCTTCCTTTAAACTTAATTTGTAGTGTAAACGTATCTTCATTTTCATATACGTCTTTTTTCATTTCTTCTATTTCTTCCACAGTTTGTGTTGCATATGGGTTATAATATCTCCACAAATAAGTCATACTTTTTAACTTAAACTGTTCTTCTATTATATCCACAACACTATCAATTGTTTCTTTCATTTCTAAGGAACGTAAACTGTCTACGTTAAACCCTTTTATTTGGAAATTTCTACCTACAATTGGTTTACCATTGATTAGTAGTAAAAATTCATAAGGAAGATTTTCATAATTTTTCTTCATAACATTTAATTTTTAATTTTACTGTAATAACTTTGTTCTTTTTTAATTATCCTTAAAAACGGTTGTAAAAAATTTATATAACCGTCTCTACCACCAGGTATTGCCATTGTTAACCCATCTTCTAACATCATCTTAATTACGTTTTTTGTATTTCTATCTTCTGGATCGATAGGTGATTCAAATAACTCATCTAGACTTTCTTTAGATGATTCAGTTAACAAAGGTTTTTTTAGATTTATAATCTTTTCGTTGATTTCGAATATACTTTCACCTTGTACACCCAAAGTCACTTTATTAATTATATTATCTAATGTTTTCAATCGATTTTTCCTTTCGTTTTGTATACTTTCAATTTTACTAAAAATTTCTTCCAATGTCAAAGTTTTACTAGAAATTTCAGGAAAATATTTTATAAGTGTTTTTTCACTCACACCTTTTATCCCTTTTATATTATCACTAGCATCACCAGAAATCATTTTTAATAACTTAACATTACTATAATGATGATTAAAATAATTAGAAAAATTTTGAGTCGTTACTATTGTTTTTAAGTTTAAAACATATACCCCAACTCTTTCACTTAATAGTTGTAACATATCTCTATCGTTAGTCATTATTACTACTTTCTCATCTTCTTTTATTTGAGAACAATAATAACCTATCCCATCATCTGCCTCCACTACTTCATCAATGAATTGTCTAATATACAATTCTTCACAGTAATCAATTACTCTTTCTTTTTGAATATATAAGTCTGGTTCTGAAGGTGGTTGTTCTTGATAGAAATCTTTGTCTCTATTTGCTTTGTAGTCTTTGTATATGTCGTATCTTAATCTACCACTAAATATACCATCCCAAAATACAAACACCCTATCATAACGATGTTCATTTAAACACTTTCTTAACATAGTAAGAAACTGATATATACCACCTATGTGTGTTTCTTTATAATAAAGATTTTTTGCACCGTGATAGGCGGTTTTTAATAATGAATCACCATCGACTAATAGGGTATTGGTGTATTTCTTTCTTTTAGTTGGTCTGGGCACTTAACATACTACTTAAAATTAAACAATTCTATTGATCTGCATATTCTACAGGTGCTTCAATATGATCTCCTTCTTCTATTGAGAAATCTACTTCTTCACCTACACTATCGAATACCTCTGACCAATACTCTTTATAATCGGACTTATAAGCATCTATCGATTTCTTTTCATCTTCAATAAATCCGTGTGTAGTTGCTAAGATTCTACAATCTGCATATCCTAAACCATTCATATGGTTTTTATGGATACCAACTTTAGTTCTAACCGCAAAATTTACTTTTCTACCTTTATTGGTTGCATTCAATTTGGAAACACCAGAACTTTTCTGATTACCAAATAAGAACACTAACGCTGAAGATAAGTAAATCGACTGACCTCCTTTTGGTTGGATTCTAGGTTGACTAAATGGATTATCTGGTAATTCAACCCAAGGTTGATTAACAAATATCATTGAGTTAGTATATGGAGAAGATTCTTTACGAGATGAAGTAATTCTCTGTGCCATACCCATACCCCACTTCTCTGAGATTACTCTCGCAGTGTGTTGGTTACCACCTTTACCTTCAAAACTCATTTTACAAGGTATAGTACCTATGGAATCCCATAAAAATACTATATCGTGTGGGATTTCACCTTCTCTCTGTGCATCTAATATTTCTGTTACATAATCAAATGCTTGTTCAATATACTCAAAACCTAATTTATATAATAAAAATCCATCCCAAAACGCTTCGATTTCTCCCGTACTTTCATCAACTTCTTCAACATATTCAGTTTCTAAACCCATTTGTTTTGCGTGTTCGAAACTAAACTTTTGTTCAGTAATAATGAATACTGGTAGTATTCCTTTCTTTTGTGCGTCTACTGCGGTTTGAATTAATGCGGTTGTTTTTCCTGTATCAGAATGTCCTAACAACATATTAATTTGTCCTTGTGCAGGACCCGGAATTCCAGTTGCTTTCTGAAACGCTTCCCCTAAATCAAAATATTTTTGTTCTTTATATTTTTCTCTAGAAGAAAACTTTTTTCTAATACTAGAAAAGTCACTTGCTTTTTTCTTTAACGGTTTTTTTGGCATAACTTTAATATTTTTTAAAAAAATAGGTCTCCCAATTATAGAAGACCTATTAAGTTTAACATTTATGATTTATTAAAATGGTAAATCATCACCGTTGTCCTCATCTAAGTTAGTAACAGTTACCGTATCTTCATCTTCATCAGATGTGTCATATGTATTTGTTGTTGTGTTAGTAGAGGTGTTGGTGTCTCTCATAAAATTGATTTCGTCCTCCAAAGATGCAGTTTCTTTCTCTTCTCTTTCTTCTTCCGCAACATATTTAGATTGTTCTGAATCCCAAACTGGAGTCATATTTTTAGCAACAATATCTAAATACTCTAATGATTTTTTAGAATAAACATCTCTAAATGTCTCTTCATTGTTAAACCAATCATTTGCTTGTGTAGTATCAGAAGTTAAGATAGTTGCATCATCTGCCATAATAGACGAAACGACACTCCAACCATTCTCATTACGATTAGTAGTGATAATGATATCTCTACCCTCTCTAGCATCTGTGATATCTCCTTTCAATTTGAAAAGTGGCATCAATTTAT